CTACGAAGGAATGAAACACTTCAGCGAATTGTTGTATCCTATTCAAAATAGAGTTAAATATTGTCTTTGAGCCATAATACAATAAAGCGTAGAAGCAAAATAAACTCTTGTTTTACCCATATTAACTTTCTTTATACTTCTTGGTTCATCCTTCAACTTTGCAGTATATATAGGGTGATTCAATTTATTATCTTTATAATTGTCAATATATTTTAGGTAACCTTCTAATAATTCTTCCTTAAGTAAATATTTACCATTTTCATCTACATTTATATAACGAGCTTTAGTACCTGGAAATCCATAACCAGCACCAGTATCAAGATCTATTTTCTTTGAAAATTCATCCCAATACGCACCATTAAGGGCTTCATCTAAAGTATATGGACGTATCTTCATTTTAATCCGAGATATAAACCTATACAACATAACATCTACTACACGTTGTAGTTGTTTTGGATTGGCACAGCCTCGCTTTTTGTTAACTTTTCTAAACCAAATGTTATAAGGATAAAGATCTTTTTCATAATCATTCTTCAATAAAGGTTTTGCACATTCAGTCTCTTCATTCCTTACTATGTCAAAGTATTTAGCGAATAATGTCCACACATCTTCATAAAATGGAGTCTTTTTCAATTTACTTTTTGTATGAAACAAAACTGGTTTTCCATCATATCCTCTATACGTTGCTTCTTTTGTTTCCTCAAAGCGTGTTAGAGATTTAGGAACAGGGACATTATAGGTAACTTCATCTGTTGATTCATAGGACTGAGTATAAATAGTAGGTTCTTTAATGATAACATTCCTTACCTTGTTCACTTCCTTTGATGTAATAGGAATTGCAAACATAGTGTTCTCACTATTATGACCAGCAAAATGGCAACCAGCAAGGAAATAACCTCGCCCCGTAATACCAAAGACTGGCAATCCACACATTCCCATAGCATGATCTCCATAATAAGTCCAATAATTGGGAATAATTGTCTCAGTATTTTTACTAGTGGCAATCAATTCCTCATTAACGAACTCCAAATGAGTTTTATTAAAATTAAAACTTTCCGGCATGAGCCTATAGGCATCATACTCACCTTTATGCTCAGGCACAAGAAATTTTGTTAAATCATTGCAAGTAATAGGCAAATAAATTAGCAGTAAATCAGCATTAATACGTAAACGATTATCAAATTCTACTATATAATTGGAAGCAGAATTGTCCTGAGTATTGCTAACCTTAATATTAAAGGTCTGCAAATCTTTAACTGCATGTGCATTAATAAGCCAATAAAAATTGAACAAACCAAATATATGCGTATTGTTTTTATTCTCAATTATGTGAACTAATCTCGTATTATTCTTGACTGCTCTCTGTAAGGCATCCAACGTTGTAATTTTACCTACAATAGGTTGGTGTAAATGGTTCCAAACCTTATGTTCTGTACTACGCTTTTGCACTTCAACTAAACGAGAACCCTGAATGTATCCTTCCATAGGATCAATAAACGCTTCTGTCTTTACTTCCCTAGACACTTTACAGTCTTCCAAAGGATCCAAGGTATTTTTAAGTTTCGTATCAAGAATACGTTGCTTAATACCCTTATATGCTTTATAACTGGTAAGTAGAACAGCTATACCCGCTAAAATCTCCAAATCTATCCTATATTTCTCTGCAAAGCTTGTCAAAACAACCTTAGCGTGGGTAGGATCATGGAACATACGTAATACATGTTCGGGAGATATATTAGGTTCTGGGAAATTAGCGACATACTCTAAAATAAAACGGAAAATTAATAAGCAACTTAAAGAGAATAATATTGCAGTATAGAGACCTAATGGTCCTAATAACAACAAAAAATTGAATAAAATAAAACTAAATATTAA